CAATTCAAAATTACGGACATAATTTCCAAATACAAGTGTTATCATCCCTTTTAACACATAAGGAATTCTTAGTAAATATTCATGATATAATATCTGAAGAATATTTTGAGAATCAATCTCAAAAATGGGTTATTAAAGAAATATTAAAATACTATGATAAATACCATACTACACCTTCATTAGAAGTTTTAAAAGTTGAAATACAAAAGGTAGATAATGAAGTATTAAAAATTTCATTAACAGATCAACTAAAACAGGCATACGTTTCTTCTGATGATGATTTAGAATACGTACAAGAAGAATTTACAAATTTTTGTAAAAACCAACAATTGAAGAAGGCCTTAATGTCGTCTGTGGATTTATTAAAAGCAGGCGATTTTGATGGTATTAGGTATTTAGTTGATGGTGCTTTAAAAGCAGGACAAGATAAAAACTTAGGACATGAATACGTTAAAGACATTGAAGAAAGATATAAAGAAGAATCTAGAATTACTATACCAACACCTTGGCCTAAGATCAATGATTTATTACAAGGTGGACTGGGAAATGGAGATTTTGGTCTTATATTTGGTAGTCCAGGAGCTGGTAAATCGTGGTCATTAGTATCTGTTGGTGGTAGAGCGGTAAGATTAGGATATAACGTAATACATTATACTTTAGAATTAGGTGAAGCATATGTTGGTAAAAGATATGATGCCTTTTTTACTAAAATAGACGTTCGTGAACTTCATAATAATAAGGAAAAAGTAGAAGAAATAATCCCTCAACTACCTGGTAAGTTAGTTATTAAAGAATTCCCAACAGGGCGCGCTACTATGTCCACTATAGAATCACATATTAAAAAGGTAGAAAGTTTAGGTATTAAGGCAGATTTGATTATTATTGATTATGTTGACTTACTTTCATCAGGACGTAAAAACCGAGAAAGAAAAGATGATATTGATGATATTTATACTAGTACAAAAGGTTTAGCTAAGCAACTAGATATACCTGTTTGGTCAGTTTCACAGGTAAACCGTGCTGGAGCTAATGACGAAATAATTGAAGGGGATAAAGCCGCAGGGTCATATGATAAAATTATGATTACTGATTTTTGTATGTCTTTATCCAGAAAAAAAGAAGATAAGGTAGGAGGTACAGGTAGATTACATATTATGAAAAATCGGTATGGAATGGATGGTCATACCTTCTCTGTAACAGCAAATACTGCTACAGGTCATTTTGAAGTTTTTCCTTACAATACAGATCTAAGTGGAGATGAAGAAAGTTTTGCTCCTAAAACAAGGTCTAATAGTTATGATGATGTCGACGCACATACAAAAAGAAAAGCGGCAGCTGCCTATGACCAAGTAAAACAAGATATATTTAGTTTTGAAAAAAAATAATTACAAATTTTAACAAACCACATAAATGGCGAAAAGAGACATTACAAAAGAAAGAATTGTTTACAAACCCTTTGAATATCAAGAAGCATCTGATTATTGGTTAAAACAACATCAAGCACACTGGTTACATACAGAAGTACCTATGATGAGTGATGTTAATGATTGGAAACAAAATCTTACTGAGTCTGAAAAAAATATTATTGGTACTATCTTAAAAGGATTTGCTCAAACTGAAACTGTAGTAAATGATTACTGGACTAATTTAGTAACTAGCTGGTTTAGAAAGCCTGAAATAATTAAAATGGCTGTAACTTTTGGTGCATTTGAAACTATCCATGCTGAAGCATATTCTTTATTAAATGAAGAATTAGGGTTAGATAATTTTAGTGAATTTCTAGAAGATGAAGCTACAATGGCTAAAATATCAGCATTAACCGAAGTTAGAGATTCTCATAATGGTGAAGCAAATTGGCATGAAAGAGCTAAATCATTAGCTATATTTTCTGCATTTACAGAGGGTGTTAATTTATTCTCATCGTTTGCCGTTTTATTATCCTTTAAATTAGATAATAAGCTTAAGGGTGTAGGTCAAATTGTAGAGTGGAGTATTAGAGATGAATCATTACACTCAGATGCGGGTTGTTGGTTATTTAGAACCTTAATGGATGAAAAACCTGAGTATAATACACCAGAATTAAAAAAAGACATTGAAGAAGCAGCTTTGCTATCATTAAAATTAGAATTAGATTTTATTGATAAAGTATATGAAATGGATGATTTAAAAGGATGTCCAAAATATGATTTAGTATCTTTTATTAAACATAGAGTAAATACTAAAATGGGTGATTTAGGATATGGACCAATAGTAAATGGTATAGATAAAGACGCAGTAAAAAGAATGAAATGGTTTGATAGCTTATCCGGTGGAAAACAACACACCGATTTCTTTGCTAACAGAGTAACAAATTATAGTAAAGGTGTTCAAAATTGGGACGCAAACAGTTTATTTTAAAAATATGGAATTAACAATACTAGCAACAATATCAATTTTACTTTGTGCGTTCTCCTTAATAGGCAATTCATATATATTAATTTTAATAATTAAAGAAACATACAAAAATAAAAAACGTAAAACCAAAAAACGTAAAAGAAAATAATGGAAAATAACGCATTACAAGTAGATTACAGTAACTGGGAAAAAGGAAAACAATATCCTGAATGGATGGACGAAATTTCTCTAGCGACCATTTCTAAAGGGTATTTACTCCCTGGTGAAACTGTAAAAATAGCTTATAGAAGAGTATCTAATGCTGCTGCTATGAGACTAAAAAAACCAGAACTAGCAAATAAATTCTTCAAAATAATGTGGAATGGTTGGTTAGGTTTAGCATCTCCTGTTTTATCAAACATGGGAACTGATAGAGGTTTACCTATTTCGTGTTTTGGTGTTGATACACCTGATTCAATACGTGGAATCGGTTTAACTAACGCGGAACTAATGAAGTTAACAGCATCCGGTGGTGGTGTAGGTATTTCGTTATCTCGCATTAGAGAACGTGGAGAAGGAATTACTGGAAACGGTAAAAGTGAAGGTGTAGTACCATGGGCTAAAATATTTGATTCATCCATTATTGCTACTAACCAGGGAAATGTAAGAAGAGGAGCAGCATCTGTTAATTTAGATATTGAACATGGGGACATTGAAGAATTTTTACAAATTCGTAGACCTAAAGGCGATCCAAACAGACAATGTCTTAACTTACATCAATGTGTTGTTGTAGGTGATTCATTTATGAGAAAACTAGAAGCAAGAGACCCAGATGCTATGAATAGATGGGCTACGGTTTTAAAATCAAGAATGGAAACAGGTGAACCTTATATAATGTATAAGGATAATGTTAATAAAGATAACCCAATTGCTTATAGATTAAACAATTTAGAGGTATCAATGACAAACATTTGTTCTGAAATTACTTTATTTACGGATGAAGAACATTCATTTATTTGTTGTTTATCTTCTATGAATTTAGCAAAATACGAAGAATGGAAGGACACAGATGCTGTTGAATTAGCTACTTGGTTTTTAGATGGTGTAATGCAAGAATTTATTGATAAATCAGCTGGTAAGGGTTCACTAGAAAGAACATATAATCATGCTCGTAAAGGTCGTGCTTTGGGCTTAGGTGTAATGGGTTGGCATTCGTTTTTACAACAAAAAGGATTACCATTTAATTCTATAGCATCTACAGCTCACACACATAATATATTTTCAGATATTAGACAAAAAGCAGAAAAAGCATCTATGGCTTTAGCCCAAGAATATGGAGAACCTTTATGGTGTAGAGGAACAGGGATGAGAAATACCCACTTATTAGCAATAGCTCCAACAGTATCAAATTCAGTAATTGTAGGTGGTATTAGTGCCGGTATTGAACCTTTACCCGCAAACATTTACACATTTAATGGTGCTAAAGGTACTTTTATTAGAAAGAATAAAGAATTACAAAAGATTTTGATTTCTAAAGGTGAAGATAAAGATAAATATTGGGATATAATGTTAGAACAAGATGGGTCGGCACAAGGTTTACCTGATCATGTCCTTACACCTGAAGAAAAGGAATTATTTTTAACATTCCCTGAAATAAATCAATTAGAATTAGTTCGTCAGGCCGCTATTCGTCAACGTTATATTGACCAAACCCAATCATTAAATTTATCATTTGATGTAAACGATTCTCCAAAATGGATTAATCAAGTCCACCTTGAATCGTGGAAATTGGGAATTAAGACACTTTACTATCTAAGAACTGATAGTGTTATTAAGGGTGATCTAGGGTCTAGAATGAGTAATTGCTTATCCTGTGATGGTTAACGAGATGTTACATAATTAATTTTAAGAGAGGCACATTAGTGTCTCTTTTTTTTATATGTATCAACAAATGTAGTTTTTATTTAAAAATGTTATTATATGTTAAATTATTTAAAAAATAAGTGGATGGCATTTAAAAATTTATTTGATGATGATAATAAATACAACGAAAAATCCGTAGTTGGGTTTTTAGCATTTGCTGTAATGGTAATATTTGCAGTAGCAGATTTACTTACAGGGTACTTTGGGAAAGATTTAGTAATTAATGAGTTTATATATGATTCTTTTGTTTACCTTGTATTAGGTTCATTTGGTATAGCTGAGGTTGGAAAAATATTTAGTAAAAAAGAATAAAATAAATTTTAAAAAATAAAGATTATGGCAAACGGTGAAAATACAACACAACCTTACAACCCTAGTTTAAACGCAGATGCTAACGCTAATGCTGAGGGTGGAACGGATAATACAGACACTAGTCTAAACGGAGAGTATAGAGCCGGTGCTGGTATATATGTAAACGCTCAAGGTGAGTGGACAGACCCAAACGGTACTGTTCTAAGAGGTGAAGCCTTAATGAAAGCAGAAGCTAATGCATCCGCAAAATATGGCGTTGGTTACCGAGATGGTAATCTATATATAGAAGCAGTAGCGGAAGCAAAATTAAGAGCTGAAGTTGCTTTGAAAGCAGAGATACAGAATGGAGATAATGCCGCAGGTGTTGAATTATATGCATATGCAGAACTTTATGCTTGGGCAGGTGGTGAAGCTAATGTAGGTACAGATGGATGTTGGTTCGAAGGTGGTGCAATAGCTGGAGCTAAAGCAGGTGCTGGTACAAAAACATACTACACAAACGAAGCATTAGGAGTTGCCGCAACTAATAACACATCAGTATCCGCAGGAGCACAAGTTGGTGGAACTATCGGTGGTGGTTATCAAGTACCAGATTGGAACAAGGATAGTAAACCAATTACAATAGGTGGTTCAGTAAACTTAGCACTTATTGTAGGTGTAAAGACTGAAGGAACTGTTACAGTTGATGTAGACCCAGCGTATGATGCGATTGTAGAAACAAACAATAAAGCAATTGATGCAGCAGCAGCGTTACTTAAAACTAAAGAAGCTGAAAGATTGAAGAGAGAAGCTGAAGCAGCTCAAAGAAAATTAGATGAAGCAGCAGCAGAATTACAAAGACAAAGAGATGCCGCAGCCGCAGAATTAAAAAAGCAGGCAGATAACGCAGCAGAAGCTTTAAGATTAAAAGAGGCAGCAGATGCTTTAAAGAAAGCTAAAAAGAAATTAGACCCTAGGAACTGGTAATAAAAAATAATATGAGCTGTTATACAAGAGAACAAATAAAATGTGCCTTAGAATCAAAAGAATATAAATGGTTCGAAGGTGGTAATTATAACTTAAATATTGTTGGGGTTAGAAACTCCGAAACTCACGGTAAAGTTACAAATAAATTTGACGATTGTATTACAATATCTTATAGTGTAGATGGAGAAGAAAAATTCCACTGTTTCCCATGTACTACAGACCCAGGTAAATATTGGGAAGAAAATTTAATAAATAAAGATGGTGTAGCTATTTTAGTTCCCGGACAATATAGGAGTTCTCATACAATTAGAAAACATCAAGGAAAGTATGAGGCCCTATGTCAAAAAACCCCTATTAAAGTCTACAGAGATAATAATAAGGATGGTAAATACGATATGTTAATAGAAAATATTCATGAAGGTATTTTTGGAATTAATATACATAAAGCAGGTTCACGAGTAAATGGTTCAACTCAAATAGACAAATGGTCTGCTGGATGTCAAGTTATTTCAAAAGAAACTGATTTTAACCAATTAATGGAATTGGCTTATAAATCAAAAAGTCTCTATGGTAATTCTTTTACATATACTTTAATTGAATCTAAAGACATATTCTAAGAATAAAATGAAAACATCAATCTTTTATATAGCGATCCCATTGACATTTATAACATTTATATGTTCCTATTTTATGGAACTTACAGCATCAAATCTTGAACAATATTTGGCAATAGCTCTAGTAGTATTTGCTGATGGGTTCTTTGGAATTATTGGAGGAATAAAAAGAGAGGGGTTTAAAACCTACAAATCTCTTAAAATTCTTAAAACATTAATATTTTGGGTTATAATGATTACTATAATATTATCAATTGAAAAGGGATTTGATGGTGTTAATTGGTTAAGCGAAACTTTAATTGTACCCTTCCTAATATTTCAATTAGCAAGTATAATTAAAAATGCATCAATGGCTGGTTTTATTACCAATGATTTAATGAATATCCTTCTCGATAAAATCGATAAACATAAAGGGAATAGAAAAGTATAAAAAACTAGTTGGATTCCAACTTCTCCTTTCCTATATTTACGACTATGATAGAAAAAATAAAACAAGGGATGTTTCCATTCCTAATAGCCTTTTCGGCTTTGTCAGTTTCAACCTCAGCCGCTTTCTACTCAGTAAGTGGTCTTAGCAAATTATTTGCTGGAGCTTCTTTAGAGGTTATAATAATGGCAGGTTCATTAGAATTTGCTAAATTAGTAACCGCTTCATTATTGTACCAATATTGGGATACAATTAATAAAACTTTACGAACTTATTTATCTATTGCTACTATAATATTAGTATTAATTACTAGTATGGGTATTTATGGCTTTTTAAGTGCTGCATATCAAGAAACATATTCTAAACTATCAGCAGTAGAAAATCAAAAAGGGTTTATTCAACAAAAAATTGACTTTTACCAAAACGATGTAACACGATATGATACGGAAATTGAAAGAATATCTAGTAATATTAGTACTTTATCTAATGCAAAAGCTTCGACCATCCAAGTACGAGACACCTCGGTATCTGGGGGCTTTAGACAAACAATCTCCACAACTGAGCTTAGAATGGCGCAAAGTCGTATTAATATTGAGGAGGAAAATCGTAAGTTGGCGCAATCAAAACGAATAGTAGCATCAGATAGTTTACAAAAATTCCAACTACAAGTACTGGAACTTGATAATAACACCGAAGTAGCTGGTGAACTAGGACCACTGCAATATCTATCGAGTTTGACGGGTTATTCTATGGATAAAATTATAAATGTACTACTACTTATAATAATATTTGTATTTGATCCTTTAGCCATATCCTTAGTAATATCAGCTAATTTTGCTTTTGATAAAGCATACCCTAAAAAGAAATACAAAGAAAACCTATATGGGGAATTTGAAGAGGATGATGGTTGGGATGAATTTATTGAGGAAGAGACCTTTGATGCAGAAAAGAAACCTGTTAATGAAGATTTTGATTGGGAGGCAGCAGAAAAAAGGATGGAGATTATAGGTCAAAATGGTAATGATGGAGAACACTACTCAGAACTAGATTTAAACAAAGATGGCATAGTTAATTCTACTGAAATCGATGCCGCTGTAGCTAGGATAGCAGAAATAAAAAGACTTAGAGGAGGAAATATAAACCCAGAAGGGGAATTCCAAAAAGAAATAGAACGTTTATCAAATTTAGTAAAATTATCCTTAAAGGAAGACGACGAAACAAAAACTTATTAAAGTAATGCGCGGGAGGCTTGGCTACCCGGGATATCTTTCGTATCTTCACGTGTTGGTAAGAAAGCCAACAATTAAAAAATAAAGGTCATGAAAGAATTTATCAAGTCAATTAAAGAAAACCCAAGAGAATTTGTAGAAACTGTAGTGCTTATGAGCACACTATCAATATTGTTTTATTTTTCAATGTGGATTTTTTATTAATGAATAGCCCATACAAACCAACAACTACCAGAAAACAACTAGATGTAAAGTTTTCTAAGTTACGTAAACTAAACTACAATGCCTTTAGGTGGTGGAGAATGTATGATAACCCAAATAAACCCCTAGATAATAGAGCATTATTTCGTGATCGTATATTAAATGGTGATTTTGATTATTCACATTACAAATACCAGGCAGATTGGTGTGAGCATGAAATGAATGACGTTGCTGCTAAGTATGGTGATGATATAGGAAGATATGTTGAAGAAACATCATTATTACGTTCTCGTAGAAAACGTTTACTCGAGGATTTTGAAAAAGATGAAAACGGTAAATTAGAATTATTAATAAAAGCCTTTACTGTTCATTTTAGATGCAATGAAGAACAAGTTTATGAAGAAATTTTCAAATGTAGTGGAGAACTGATAGATCTTTATTATATTATAGAAGAGAAATACAAAATAGTCCATAT